ACGTGGGTATGACCTACGACATGGTGGCATCACAGATTACCCAACCGACAGCGTTGACGGTTTCCGCATGGGTAGATAACAAAGAAGTAGCTTCAGAAGAAGTTACTTTTTTAAATGTCTCAGACGGGAGAAATGGTGCGAAAGGCGACCCCGGACCTAAGGGGGAGCAAGGGCCGAAAGGTGATAGAGGTAATGACGGTTTACCCGGAAAAAACGGGGTAGGCTTAAAAACTACCACTATCACTTACGGCATGAGCGATAGTGACACTGTGATGCCTACAAGTTGGACTTCCAACCCACCCGTTTTAGTTAAAGGTAAATACCTATGGACCAAGACGCAATGGACGTACACCGACCTATCTAGTGAGACTGGATATCAGAAAACATACATACCACAGAACGGCTCTAAAGGTGACGATGGCCTTCCGGGGAAAGATGGCGTGGGGTTAGTGAACACTACCTTGCGTTATGCGAAATCAACGGACGGTGTAAATAAACCGTTTGGGGTTGTGGTAGCTAATTTCCCTAACGAGATTAAGCCGAATCGGTCAAGTATCGATAATAATATCACCACTGATCTAAAAGTCCGTTTGGAGCAAGGTAAGACCTACATCTTATCTGCCGAAACCAATGGAACATTTACCAATCAGCATAACCCAAACCAATCGAGTGATAATGCTACGATTTGGCTTGTCAATCCAAGTTTCAGTACGTGGGCAGTTATTTCCGACACCAACACGGCTAACGGTACGAGATACACGCATAACCGACCAACTGGTGAATACAATATCCGTGTCAATGGCTATAAGGCCGATAATTCGACATGGGTTAAAAACATCGTATTTGAGGATGGGACATGGTCGCCAGACATCCCAACAGTCAACCCCGGTGAATATCTCTGGACTAGAACGATATGGTTCTATTCAGACGGAACGAACGAACAAGGTTTTTCCGTTGCAAAAATGGGAGAACAAGGACCAAAAGGAGACCGTGGGAGTGATGGTATTCCCGGTAAAAATGGTATTGGCATTAGAAACACCAGTGTTCTATACGGATTATCTGTATCTGAAACCGTGCCACCTACGGCATGGTATCAAAACCCACCATCATTGGTTAAAGGGCAATGGTTTTGGACGAAAACTGTTTGGAGTTACACTGATAACACCACCGAAACCGGCTATCAGAAAACCTACGTTGCCAGGGATGGTAACGATGGGAATAATGGTATCGCTGGTAAGGATGGTGTCGGTATTCGTAGCACCACAATCACTTATGCACAAGGGACATCGGGAACGCTAGCACCAACTACTGGTTGGACTAGCCAAGTACCGAATGTACCTGCTGGGCAATTTCTTTGGACGAAAACCGTTTGGAGCTACACCGATAACACGAATGAAACTGGTTACTCGGTTTCTAAAATCGGTGAGCAAGGACCGAAAGGAAACGATGGGGCTAAGGGAGACCGTGGGGAACAAGGGCCTAAAGGCTTACAAGGCGAGCGTGGCCCTCAAGGACCACAGGGGGAACGTGGTCCGCAAGGGTTGCAAGGCCCACAAGGTACTCAAGGTATCCCAGGGGTTAAAGGTGCTGATGGTAAAACACAGTACACCCACATCGCCTATGCTGACACGGTGTCTGGTAGTGGTTTTAGCCAAACCGACACCAATAAGGCGTTTATCGGTATGTACCAAGATTTCAATGCCACGGATAGCCGAAACCCTCAAGATTATCGCTGGTCTAAATGGAAGGGTAGCGATGGACGGGATGGCATTCCGGGTAAAGCTGGGGCAGACGGAAGGACGCCTTACGTTCACTTTGCCTATGCCGATAGTGCCGATGGTCGAACTGGTTTCAGTTTGACGCAAGACGGCAATAAACGTTATCTGGGCGTATGTACTAACTTCGATAGAACAGATAGCACCAACCCAGCCGATTATTCATGGAACGACATGACCGGTAGTGTATCAGTTGGTGGCGAGAATTTAATCACAAATTCAGCATTTCCGGATAACCTTGACAATTGGGGTTATTGGGAAGTGCCACAGAAAAACGCTAACTTATCCATTTCAAGCCATGGCTTTTACTACAATGGCGCTAGGCCGCTATTCTTGCTAAGGGCATCATCGCCACTCCCAGCTTCAACGCTACGTTTTCCAGTCAAACGAAATACCAGCTATTCGTTTAACATTCAAGCGTTTGCCACTGGTAACATCAAGGGAGTTGATATCTATTTTCTTGGTCGCAAGTCGAATGAAACAGATAAGACATTCTCTAAGGTTGTTAACTTTAAAACACACAATGGCTCACCGTCAACAACGGGATTAGCTAAGTGGCATTTAACGTTCAATTCTGGCGAATGCGATGAAGGTTTTATCCGTATCGACAACAAAGGGACGACTAACGGCAACGAGTCGTTACTATTCTTCACCGAGCTAGACTGCTATGAGGGAACGACTGACCGAGCGTGGCAAGCATCACCGAAAGACTTAGAAAGTCAGCTAGATAGCAAGGCTGATAGTGCATTGACGCAAGATCAAATTAACAAACTGAATGAGCTTAACTCAATCGTACAAGCTGAATTGAAAGCTAAAGCTAGCTTGTCGGTGGTCAATCAGTGGGTGAAGGCTTATCAAGATTTCTTGTCAACGAATCAAGAGAACAAGAATAAGACTGAAAAAGCCTTGGTTGAAGCTAGTCAGCGGATTGTGAAACTGCAAAATGATTTAGGCGAAACATCTCAGCGTTGGAACTTCCTTGACAATTACATGCGAGCATCCAACGAGGGCTTGACTATTGGTAAAAACGACGGTTCTAACTCGGTTATGGTTTCGGACAATCGAATTTCTATGTTCAGTTCGGGTACTGAAGTCATGTATATCGACAAAGGTGTTATCCATATCGAAAATGGTATCTTCTCAAAAGCTATTCAGATTGGATACTATCGTGAAGAACAAGACTTGATTGACCCAAACCGAAATGTAATTAAATGGGTAGGAGGTAATTATTAATGGCTGGAGGGAAAGCGATTCTGCGTGCGTATGAAGCTAGCACGAACATTGATAGGAATACATCTCAAGTGCGTTTACAGCTCTATTGGGAAAACGGAGATACTAAAATTTCTGGTGTTCCTTGGGAAGCGTACATCGATTATGACGGTGGGAAACGTTTATCAAATTCTGGCACATTAACTGTTGAGCCTAATCAAACAGCTATGTTGATTGACCAAGAGGTCACTGTCGCTCACGATGGAGATGGGACACGCACAATTTACTACCGTGGAGAATTTAAGAATAAGAGTAATAACAAGGTGATACCTATTAATAATGCAAGTCTCACCTTGACCACTATTTCCCGTGCTAGCTATGGTGCGGATGTGACGGCTGAAATCGCTAAACCAGTGACCATCAACATTACCAAGCGTGAAGCATGGATGAGACATTCTATTTGGGTGCGTGTTGGTGATTGGGAACAGAAAATCGCTGGGGATAATATCGATACCAGCTATACATGGACACCGCCTATTGAAATAGCTAATCAATTCCCAAACTCGACAAGTGGAACAGGAATGATAACTTACATCTCGTATGCTGACGGAATTGAAAGAGGAAGGGACATCCGGAAAATCACGGTCAATGTCCCAACCAGTCTGTTTAAGCCCGGTTTCACTAGTTTCAATCTATCCGATACAAATCCAGTGACACAAAAACTCATTCCTAGCCCTACGCATTTCGTTAGTACGCTATCTCGTATCAAGGTAGGTTTTGACGGTGCTAGAGGTGCAGCAGGGGCATCCATTACTGGCTACTATGCAGAAATCGTTAGTGGGAACACATCCGCTCAAACGAACGGCGGTATCTTAACTGTACCGACTACGATGACCGATACGCAAATGACCGTTAGGGCTAAAGTGCAAGACAGTCGGGGTGTGTGGTCAGATTGGGCAGAAAAAACTATTACAGTCCTAGCGTATTTTAACCCAACACTACGTTTTGAAGCTAAACGAACGGGCGAAAAATTAGACACGATCACACTGAAACGTTTCTTAAAAGTGGCAACTTTATCCGTCAATGGTACGCAAAAAAACACAACCAAGCTGACCTTTAAAACAAGAAAGGTCGGTACGGATACTTACACGACTGATAGCACAAACGAATGGCAGAATATTTCTGAATTAAACGGTTCGGATGCAAATCTTAACGGTAAATATCCAGCTGATACTTCGTGGGAAGTGTTGGGACGTGTCGAAGATAAATTCTCATACACAGAATTTCTTATCACGGTTTCAACCGACAAGGTTGTAATGAGCTACGAACGTGATGGCGTTGGCATTGGTAAATATCGTGAGATGGGCACACTAGATGTTAACGGCTTGATTTACTCAGACCGAAAACAGATACAGCACCACAAGCTAACCGAACCAAACGGTGTAGCGATTGATAATAAAGTAACTAACCTAAACGACTATAGGACCACTGGTTTCTATTCGATTTTAGGTAACTATAAAAACCATCCGGCACAAGGCGAGGGCGGTTTTTTGGAAGTTGTGGAAAGTATTTCTGGATATCATCAAACACTAACGACTGTATCCGGTCGTATGTTCAAACGCACTGTCACTAGCAATTCTAACGGCTCATGGATTGAGTACACGCCGAAACCAGAGAAACAAGAGCCAGCAATGGTTAAACAAGAGGTTGATATTGGTTGGGGTGTTAAAATGTCGCTTGCTCGAAAAGGCTCAGTGGTAACTGCCAGTCTTATCCGCTCCGACTATACCGTGGGTGTATACGAAAATGGGGTAATGACTAATACTATCCCAAGTGGTTTCAGACCGGCTATTCAAGCGCATCTAGTTGCTAATAAAAATGTCGGTACTAACCATGCGGGCGTGGCTGTATGGCATCTTGCATCCGATGGTTCGATTAGGCTTACCAATCAATCACAAGACCGTGCTATCTACACTGGCACAGTCACATATCTCACAGAGGATAATTAAGAAAGGAAAATAATATCATGTCACTTAAAATTACAAAACAACGTACAATCAATGCAGAATTTAATGTCGAAGAAGAAGGAGCTACAATCCTTGTCAAACAAACGTTTATCAGCGTAGATTCCAACGCAGTCTCTACAGTTCAAGAGAATCTTCTAAACGCTGAACTCTATGCAAAACACCGTCAAGAAATGCGTACAGACGAACGTGCTCTACGTGAGTTGCGTTACAAAGTAGAGGATGAGATTTTGGCTGATACTACACAGGCTTGATGCGTAAAAAAATGGGGGTTAAATAAATGTTTTAAGGAGTGTAATGGATGCACAAACCAGACGGCATCTTTGGCGTGTTTGAAGTCGTCAAAGATTTCTACGAGCACGGCATAGACGAACACCTTTGGGTGTTCCTACTCATGCTTGTTATCGTTGCCGATATCGTGTTGGGCGTTTCAAGATCATGGGCTTTCCATGAATTTTCGAGCCGTAGGTTTCGAAAAGGATTGGTCAGCCACACGGCTATGTTGATTATTGTAATGGTGTCCTATCCGTTTATGGTTTTCATGAATCTAGGCGGTGCTATGGATGCTTTTATTTTCGCCATGTTATCGGCATACGGGGCTAGCGTTTTAGCTAGCTTATCGGCTCTAGGGGTTGAAATCCCCTTCATTGACAGATTTGTCAAGAAGAATATTGATAAGGATAAATTTAATCTTACCGAGGAGGAAGAAAAAGATGATTAATTTTAAACTACGTTTGCAAAACAAAGCTACTTTGGTAGCTCTTATCTCAGCAGTATTTCTCATGTTGCAACAGTTTGGACTTACAATCCCTAGCAACATCCAAGAGGGAGTCAATACTCTCGTTGTTATCTTGGTCATTTTGGGTATCGTTACTGATCCAACCACTAAGGGTGTAGCTGATAGCGAACGAGCATTGAATTACCACAGCCCTCGTGAGGACTAGCTTATGGCTAAACTCATGACCTCTATCAACCAAGTAGAAGGTGGTGACGTCCTCAAGTCTGGGGACACCACTTCCGTATTTGGGTTTGACATTCTGGGTTATGATGGAAAACGCATGGAGCTATCTGGAACTGGTAAGCTCACATTGTCAAACGATGAAACAGTGGCACTATATCAAGACGTTACCGTTGAAAATGGGCGTTTCTCATTCTCAATGGGCAGTGTGGTAGCTACTGGCACTTACTACCTTGAAATTAAACTGGATGGACACATTTTCCCGTCCAATAATTTCAAGGTGAAAGTCAAGAGCTCACTAAACATTGATAGTGCGATTCCATCGAAAAAAGACCCTAAACTAAAACTACTAGCGGACGAATTGCGAGATTCTGGGTACATTGCTGGTGGCAGTGATACCACGGAAGATCTCGTTAACATCTACAATCTAGCTAAAATTTGAAAGGAAAACATAAATGAGTAAATTACATGATTTCGCCCAAGCCGTTGGTGCAGATATCAAAGAAATTAAAACAACCCTAGCAGGCAAGGCTGATAAAGGTGAAGTGACCGCTAACGGCATCACTCAAGACCAACTTAACACTGCCATTGCACAAGCTAAGACCGACATCATTGGTGGAGCACCGGGGGAACTTGACACACTCAAGGAAATCGCAGATAAAATCAGTGCAACGGGTGGCAATACTGACAGCGGTATCATCAGTAAAATGACCGAGCTTGGCACTCGTATCGACACAATCGAGCAAGAAGACCTTGTGAGTGTTTATAATACTGCAAAGAACACTCTCTAACAGGGGGTGAATTATGAGCAATTTAAGCAAGGTCGTATCAGCCATTGGGCGTGATATTGGGGAGATTCAAGGCAAACAATCTTCATCATTGTCTATTAGCCAAGCGTATGGACTTTTTCCAACGTATAATAACTTTTTTCTACAGGTTTTAGAACAAAATAAATTTGCGGAAGACCCACTTGTGACAAAATCTCAACTACCTACAAGTGAAATTGACGCTTTAAAACAGAAGGTCGAAGAGTTGGAAAAAACTATCTCGGAAATTAAACAGGCTATTCAAAAATAATTACAAGGAGGCACTTAAATGAGTGTACAACAATCACTAATTAACTGGTTCGTTAGCCATCGAGGGCTATTGACCTATTCAATGCTTGGGAGCCGTAACGGTACAGACGGAACGGCTGACTGTTCCGGTTCGGTATCGCAAGCCTTAAAAGAAGCTGGTATCGGTATTCAAGGGCTACCATCAACAGTAACTCTTGGCCAGCAACTATCAAATAACGGCTTCTATCGTGTTTGTCGTAATGAATCGTGGGACGCACTTCCAGGCGACATCGTTTTGATGTCATGGGGTGCTGATATGTCTAGCTCTGGTGGATCCGGTGGACATGTCGGCGTCATGATTGACGATACATACTTCATCAGTTGTGATTTCTCAACTCAAGGAGCAGCAGGTCAAGCTATCAATACTTATCCTTGGAATGACTACTATGGATGGAATCAACCAGCTTATATCGAAGTTTGGCGCTATGCTGACACTGCACCTCAAACCAACAACCAAGCTAATACTGCGGTAGTGCCACAATCCAAGGCTTACTACGAAGCCAATGAAGTCAAATATGTCAACGGTATTTGGCAAATTAAATGCGACTATCTAGCACCAGTAGGATTTGACTGGACTGAGAACGGTATTCCGGTTTCAATGGTGAATTGGGTAGATGCTGACGGCAACGACTTGCCAGACGGTGCTGACCAAGATTTCAAAGCTGGCATGTTCTTTAGTTTTTCTGGTGATGAAACCAACATCACTGACATGGCTGACGGTGGCTACTACGGTGGCTATTATTACCGACACTTCGAGTTTGGCCAATTTGGTACGGTTTGGCTCTCATGCTGGGATAAAGATGATCTCGTTAACTACTACGAATAATTAAACCAGACCACGCAAACTAAAAAACGAAAAGGAGTATATCACCTCCCCTCACGCCACAATAGGGATATCATGGTGGTAGTGGTCGAGCCTCAGCATTTGCTGGGGCTTTTTTTATTTGGTATAATATAAGTCCATCATAGGCAAAGAGCTACGAGGTTATCTCATAGCTCTTTTTTATATTTGCGATTCTCATAGATAAGTGATAACATAGATTTCGGAATACTTGGCGTCTTTCGATGAATATTCTCGAACTGTCCTCGACTTTTAGTCGGGGTTTTTATATTAAAAAGGGGCAAATAAGGGGCAATAAGTGTAAACTTTAGTAACTTTATGTGAGTTTTACCGTCTACATCTTACACGCATATATCCTTATTTAATAGGTTTTCTTCCTATTATATACGCATTTAAAATAGCACTAACAGAATACCGTGGTTTGAAATCATTCTACAACTTGAAAAAATAAT